ATAGACGAACAAGCAATAGAGAAACACGGTCAATGGCCGTGGAAACGAGATGTACTAGCACAACTCATACTTGATTTAAGAAACGCTCAAACAGGCATTATTGTTATGCCGATATTGTTTAGTGAAGAAGATAGAATGGGTGGAGATGATGCGTTTTGTGAGGCATTAACATATGGTACAGTTATTGCTCAAACAGGCACAACACAAAAGACCACAAGTAATGCAGTACCACGAGGTGTTGCGAAAATAGGCGACCCATTACCATATTTGTTTGAATGGCCAGGTATGGTCGGACCTTTACCTAAACTTGCAGAATGTACAGCAGGTGTGGGCGTTATCAACACAGCACCAGAGATTGATGGTGTGGTCAGACGAGTTCCACTATTGATGAAGATAGGTGAAGAAGTTTATCCTAATATGGCAATCGAAACAATTCGTGTTGCAGTTGGCGACCCGTCATATCAAGTCAAGGCAGACGAATCTGGTATTATTGCAATGAGAGTGCCTGCTTATGCAACAATCAACACAGACACGAATGCTAGAGTGTGGGTGAGATGGAATAAAGAATTTAAGACAATCTCTGCTAGTGCAGACAATTTCAACGAATTAGCAGGAACGACTGTAATTATTGCTATGACGGCAGAAGGACTCGGTGGTGTCATTGCAACGCCAATTGGTGAACAATACGATTATGTCATATCAGCACAGACATTACAGACAATCCTAGACGGCAAAACGATAAAAAGATATGATAGCCTAGTAGAACTGTTGGCTGGACTTCTGTTGGGTATTGCAATCATACTGATAACGAGATTTCTACCATATTGGGTAATCGGTCTGTCATTGATTGGTATCTTCGGTTCTGGCGTATATTATTTCCAACATATGTTTACGACACAACTGGTTCTAGTAGACATCACTTGGGCATTATTGACATTCTTTATTGTTGGGTTTCATTCTACATTCAATCGATTTATACTAGAATTCAGATTAAAACAACAAATCAAGAAACAGTTTGAACACTATCTTGACCCACGACAAGTTGCAGCTTTACAAAAGAATCCTGAATTACTCAAACTTGGTGGCGACAGACGAGAAATGTCTTATCTGTTTATGGACATTATCGGGTTCACACCCATATCAGAATTTTATAAGAACAAAGACGACCCCGAAGGTTTAGTTGTATTGGTAAATGAATTTCTAGATGATATGACGAATATAATACTCAATAATGGTGGTATGGTCGACAAGTTTATGGGAGATTGTATCATGGCAGTATTTAACGCACCGATTGATATGCCAAATCACGCTGAAATGGCAGTTAAGAGTGCAATGGAAATAGAAGCAAAAACAAAAGAACTAAAACAACTCTACAAAGAACGAGGACTTCCTGACATCAATGTGGGCACAGGAGTGAACACAGGCACCGCAATTGTTGGTAATATGGGTAGTTCCACTCGTTTTGACTTCTCGGTTATTGGAGATGCAGTCAATTTAGCCGCAAGATTAGAAGCAACAGCAGGTAGAGGCGATTTCAAAGATTCACCAACACTTTATTCGAGTTACACAATGGAACAACTCGACAATATCAAGTCAATTGAAGTGGATAAAATCAAAGTCAAGGGCAAAGAAGAACTCATAACTATCTATAAGCCTGTATAAATAGTAGTATGGCGAAAACAGTATTTGACAAAATTCTTGATACAACAACGGGTCCCAAATCGTATAATTGGTATCGTAAGCAAGTTAAATCTATGGCAATTCCTGGTGCGAGGTCGTTAATCAATTCAGGTAAGGCAACGATACGACCAAAGTATGGTGTGATGAATTTGTTTGCATATGACCCGAAACACAAAGCAACATTACCATATTATGATAGATTCCCTTTGATTATGCCTTTACAGGCTGCAAAAGGTGGGTTCTATGGGTTGAATTTTCACTATTTACCCATGGCACAGAGAGTGAAGTTTTTAAGACAATTATCAAAGTATGCAAGTGATAAGAATTATGATAGAAACACTAGATATAACTTAACAGGTGGTATAGAGAACAATCGTTATTTTAGATTAACGATAAAACATTATTTGTGGAATCATGTTAGGTCATCATTTTTAAACATTCCCGCTGACGAAATGGCAATCGGTATATTCTTACCAGTTGCACGATTCAAAGGCGGTTCATTCGGTAACATATAAGATATGGCATTAGTAAAAGGCACAGAGAAAAGAGAATCGGCTGATTATCACGACATAGGCAAGAAAGCTCCTAGAAGAACACCACCAAGTAGGTCTATTGACAATTTCAAATCACTATTGTCAAGAGGCAGTGGAATGGCCAGAGCAGCCAAGTATGAGGTTGTATTAACCCCACCCGCTGGAATGGTAAAAAGGTTAGCCGCTGAGGGCGTTGATATATCGAATCATACCAGAGATATAAGTTTGTTGTGCGACACGATTGCAATGCCTGGAAAGGATTTACAGACACATTCAGCCAAATATGGCACACAACTTGAAACAATGATGGTTGAAGGACACGGATTTGAAGGCACAATTGAGTCTACATTTTATATGGCTGAAAATTTTGATACGAAATCATACTTTGAAATATGGCAACACGCCGCCATTCATCCTTTAACAAATAAAGTTAGTTATTATAAAGACGAAGGCGGACTCCCCAACTATGCTGGCTCAATGAAAATATTTCAATTAGGCGGCAACGGTAGGACGGCTGGTATGAAGGTGTATGAAGTATTTCCTGAAAAAATAGGACAAATAGAGTATGCTTATGCAACGATAGATACGCTTGCATTATTACCTGTATCATTTCAATATAGGCGGTGGGGCACAATACACCCTACCAAATTGGATGAATGAAGTAAAAGAACGAATACATAATATTATATAATAAGGAGATAAATTATGGCGTTACCAAAACTAAATGTTCCAACATATGAGTTGGTCGTACCATCAACGGACAAGAAGATAAAATATCGTCCGTTTTTGGTGAAAGAAGAAAAGGTTTTATTGATGGCAATGGAATCTGGCAAGACTGATGATATTCTTAATGCAACTAAGACTATCGTTGATGAATGTACCTTCAATAAATTAAAATTGGGTAGTATGCCCATGTTTGATGTTGAGTATATATTTCTACAAATTAGGGCAAAGTCTGTGGGCGAAGTTTCTAAATTGAGAGTTTTGTGTCGAGATGATGGAGAAACTTATGCTAATGTAGAGGTCGATTTGAATGATGTCCATGTACAAGTTGATTCTGACCATACGAACAAGATTGAATTGACAGATGAAATGGGTGTTATTATGCAGTACCCAACTATTGATTCATTTACAGAAGATGGTATAGGGGATATTAATCCTTCAAATATGATAGATGTGATTGCCACTTGTATTGCACAGATATATGATAAAAAAGGTGAAGAAGTTTATGATTCAAAAGATTCAACTAAAAAAGAACTGGTTGAGTTTATTGAACAGATGAATACAAAACAATTTGCAGAGGTACAAAAGTTTTATGATACTATGCCTAAATTGAAACACGAAATAACGGTAAAGAATCCTAAAACAAAAGTAGAAAATACTATGATATTGACAGGACTAAACGATTTTTTCGCATAGCCCTTTCACATGAATCGTTAGAGAACTATATGACTGTAAACTTTTCTCTAATACAACATCATAAATATAGTTTAACTGAGTTAGAAAATATGATACCATGGGAAAGGGAGATATATGTTGATATGTTGATTACTTATATTAAAGAAGAAAATGAGAAACAAAGACAAAAACAAGCAGAAGGAAAATACGGACTATGATTAGGAGAGCAATATGGCATTTCCAGCATTAATAGCAGCATTAGCGGCACCTATTATTGGAGGAGCTATGTCTTTAGCTGGCGGAGCATTGAGTATGACTGGAGGACTGGTTCACGCAGCTTCAACAGCGACTGGAATGGCGTGGGATATGGGCAAAGGAGTAGCGTCAGCTGCAGGCGGAATGCTGGGTGGTGGTAAATCTGGCAATGTAGAGGAAGAAACTAAAGCGCCGG